GTAAATAACCTCCTAGAGATTTTATTAAATAATTCATATACCATGTACATAAATCTTTAAATTATCGGGAACTTCAGTTTCAGAAGCTACTCCGTAGTTTCTCTTTAGTTTATGAGCTAGTTCATTGATGACTTGACTGAGTTTACCAGCATCTTCAGCAATTGATCGTGCTCTATAAGCGGAAATCCGACCGGTTTCAACAGGATATTCCGGATAAATGAGTAATCTTAAACATCTTGTGAGATCTCTCTTGTTGAGTCCTCCTTGATAAGTTCGTCCAAGAAATGTGATCATTTCGGGAATGGTTGAATATTCGGTTTTAGCTGGATTGAAGTACCAGCCTATACTGTTAGCTACTTCAGCGATGGTGTCTGGATGGACCAGTGCTTTATCGCCAATGAGTGAATCATCTCCTTGAGTGAAACAATGTAACGGTGGGTTACCTGTTAAGTATCTCCAGAGATAATCTATACGTAATTTATTGACTATTGAGCCAATAACTGATGTAAAATAACTACCAGATGGTATTCCTTTGTGTGCCCAGTAAATGTAACCATCGGGTGCTGCAATTTTCTTATGAATAAAGAGGTGACGGCAAATTTCGAACGTAAGTTCAGTTTCAGAGTTTGGAAATATAACTTTGGACTTGATGATGTCAAAAGCTGTGTTGATTTCAAATCTACTGACTGATGCGTCGAATGACTTCCAGTCTAATGCGTAAATCCATTTAGATTCACTTGCTACCTTAGATAATAATTTTGGTACACTTAGCGTTGGATCTTTTCCGATATGATAAAAGGTGTTGTTATTAATGAATGCTCTTTGTAGAGGATCCGCAACAGTACCTTCGAGTAGAATATAATGAAAGGCTCTGCCCCATACATTTCTTACTTTGCTCTTCTCGGTGAGATTAGCTAATTGAGTGCGTGTATAGCCTATGTCCGGAACTGCTTCTTTGATTGCATGCTCCAGTCCTTTAATGTTATCGTCTTTGACAGACCACATTAAAGCTTTGGCTCTACGGATCGCTATTTTGTGGTTTTCACCATTAATAGGACCTTTCACACCTGTATAATTGTAGCCAGCCGCTGATGACGACTTAAAAGATATTTTATCTAGTTCAGTTAAAACATCATAAGCCTTCACGCTTGGAAGGCTACTCAACCCATTCTGAACCGACCTGATTGATTGTTGGTACAAATCAACTCTTAGGTTGGTGATGGGTATATCGAGCGAAGCGTATTGCAAGATTGCTTCTAGGTGTTTTGAAGGGATGTAATAACTTCTCGACCAACCTTGAAGAACCTGGCTTGCCAGCTCGGGTTGCATAGAGACTAGTTGCTCGTAAGCAAAGGGGTCTCTAAGCGTTGTTTCAGGCTCTCGCCTGACTTTGTGAGGATGCATCTGAGGAAGACGTTCCAATTCGGATTGAAAGTCCTTGAAGATGTACCCGGTCACGGTGCTTTCTGCCATAAATTCAGACAGAATCGTAGTTTAGAATATAATTTTCTTAACCTGTTACGACAATGAGCACTAGGATTTTGGGAATCTAGTGCTG